TTACTCTTGCGGCGCTACCGGCCACTCGATGTTTGGTGCACATTCAGTGTCAACTCGCCCAAGTAGTACTCTGTATTTCTTCCATTTCAACAGTGTTGCTTTTTCATCATCAGTTGCCATTTCTAAATCAATAGCATCTTGCAATGGGTCGATAATTAGACGTGCCTCTGATAGCAAGCCATCTTTATACCATTGCGCAAATTCAACGGACTTTTCTTTTGATTGTGGGGGGGCATCTACCCATGCGGGCCGCCCATTAGCGGTACCCAACTTTTTCCCTGCGGGTGGTTCCTGTCGCCAGTACGTTGATAGTTCCTCATTACTAACAACGATAAGATTATCTGTGACATCAGTGCTATAGCTTCCATCTATTGCCATATTCTCGGGGATAAATGCTGCTAACTTCGAACTAAACAAGGCTCTCATATCAATATCCTATAGCTATATAGTAAATGGCTACGCTCTGGTCGTTTCTTGCATTTTGCACAGATCCAGTAATGGTTGATACCGGCCCTGATATGTTAGGGATACCAGACAGATTGGCCGCGCTTGTTAGTGGAGATGTGGTGCCGGCTGCTGTAGTTGTTCCAACAATACATGCTGTTGGGAATGGAATGGGTAACGGATGACTCCAATTAGCAACACCTATGGTATTTGTTAATAAATTGGGCGTAAAACCCCATTGGATAATCAATCCCCCCGGTACGTCCGGTATACGAATATAATCATGACTAGTAAATACACGTTTACTGAACAAACTCATCACAGCAGCAACAGTTGGAAGTAATGACGTGCTTGTCCCTGCCGCCATTTGCGCATTAGTTGCAACGCCTAATAACCCTGCCGGGCCAATTCCGAGATTTGATAATGCAGTTGCTATATTGGCCAGGTCAGATAAGTTCGCTGACTTCTGGAGTGCCGCATCATTCACGGTTTTAACAGCTTTAGGTGTTGCAGCTAATGCCTCGCTAGTGCTGTTTATAGAACTGCTAAGCTGGACAATCCCTTTTTGGGTTAATGAAGCGTCTTTAAGTTCTGGAACCCCCTCACTAACCAGCTTTTGTATGGACAAAAGAACTTGATCAAAAGCATCACTGTCCGCTTCAATGTCAGCCGCCGCCAAAATACTCATTAATTCGCGTTGAATGGTATTAAACCACTCAGCTGGCAGTATTGTCGGTGGTACGCCACCAGCAACATTACCATCAGTAAACTCGCCATTATTGTCGGCGCGCGTGTTGGGGATATCGCCAATTTTTTGCATAAGAAACCCTCGCCAGTTAAGGCGCTTAAAAATGAATAGAGAGTGATTAACTAGCTGATGTAGCCAAATTTAAGAATGGTATGGGATGGATTTAACACTGTTAACCGACATTCAAGCTGTTTGTTTCCCCACGAACGCAGTGGATCGCTGCAATAAGTCAAACCGCATTGGGCATAATTGATCGTGGTCTCCGGCGCGGTGATCAGCCATGTAAACGGCCACTCTTCACCGTTTATGGCGTCACCGCAAACCGACATCCCGGCACATGCCTGCCGATATTGGGTGATTGAGATGGTGTAATCTAGCGCCCCAGCAATACGGGTAAAATAAGCCACTGACTGGCCACCAATGCCGAACAGTTTGGAGACTACGGCCCGCTGGCGCTGGATAATGCTGTCTATCTCACCTATCGCGCATAAATCCGGTAACCCAAGCGTCGCTTCCCACTCGGGTAACATGGCGGTCGCTGTTGAAGGAAAAGCGGCATCGAGCAGATCACGGGCATCCTCATCACTGCGCTGGTAAGACCTTGCCAGTGCTCGTAACGTGCTGGTTTGAACCCCGTCTGATATTTTGGGCCAAACTAAGCCCCCCGGCATCAGCGATTGAATTGCGGCGGTATAGTCATTAACAGAATATCGACTCATAGGTAGGTCACCGTGCCCCGGACGGGTAATTGTCCGGTTTCAAGCTGGATGTTAGTCGTTGGGGAGTCGAGAATAAAACCGCTGGTGCCTGTCACATCACCGATGGCCAGCAGCAGTGATGACAGCAGAATTTTACCGCCCGGCTCACCCTCAGTAAAAAAGACCTCATCAATAGCTGTATTGATTGCTGTGGTGGTTTCGCTATCTGCAGTAGAGATGCCGCTAATGACAAAATTCACGGGTGCTGCTACCGGTGCACAGACATAGATGATGGCAATAATGGGCTGCAAGGGGTAAATGTGGTCGGCTACCCGCCCCTGATCACCGGTTGCTTTCACCGCGCCCCACTCTTCGAATTGCGATATGCCATCACTCCCGATCGGGAAGCCGCCAGAATCATTGCCATCACACATAATGTAAATACCGACCGTACCCACCCCCTGCAAGCGGCGCTTCACCCAACAACGAGTCACCCCCGGCACTGCTAAAGCCCAGCCGCGATAATCGGTATCATTGCCACCTTGAGGAGTATTTTGATAAGCCAGTAACATGCGGGAACGAAAAGCATCTTCTGACTCAATATCCGCGCCACCGGATATCTTAACGATTGCAGTGGCCACCGACATAACCCCATCAATGGCCACATCCAATGTCAGAGACGTTCCTGCATCTGCATTCCCCGCAACACCACCAGAGCTATCATCAAGTACACTAGGAAGCACGGCCGTAATTGAAGCGGTAGCGGTGCCACCGACACCTATTGTTACCCCATGATCGAGACGATATTGATAACCATCGGCCCGATTTAACAAGCTACCAGCGGGAACCGCACGACCTGCGGTGCCACTAAACTCAACAGTAGGACTGGTCGCGGGGTTAGCGGGTTTGCGGAACACATCTTTTAACGCGGCCCACGCGGCAAGATATTCATCGGTGGCATTATAAGGTGTGGATTGCAGTGCGATATAATCCAGATAGCCGTAATGCAGGTGCGCCATCCCGGCATCGGCATCGCTGATCACGCCGATATTAGAGAAGCGCAATAAATTACCGCCAGTTTTCAGTTCCGATTGAATATAAGACAGGTTGCGCTGGCGCAGTTCGCTTAATGTGGGGCGATTAAATGGCATGTATTAGGTCTCCCATACCCATGAAAATTTAACAGACGCCTGTGTTTGCGCAGGTTGTTGATAGCTGACGATGAGATTCAATCGGTTGGGGTACATTATCTGGGCATTGGTGCTAATTGCCGTCACCACACCATCATCAAGCAACCAAACCAAGGCTTCATTGGCATAGTCTTCAGCCTTTAGCGCTACCTTGGTAGTAAGTTTTTCGCGGCGCAGCAACCACAGACGGGAGCCGATCGGGTACTCTGATCCAGTATCACCCCACCATCCCCGGCGATCATCGCCATCGATAGCATCATCAGCACGGGCCAGCCGGTCAGTGAATAGGCTAATCAAAATAGCAGTCTCTAAATCATTGCCATCCAGTAGCCCACCGCCGCCGGTCTGCCAGTCGCCCAGCAATTTGCCCGGCTCCCAGATTGTTTTGATATCGGTTGTCATTGAACCACCTTGCCCGTCGCTTCACTGGTTAATGTCGAGCTACCGCCCTGCACATTTTTCAGTTGGTGATTGTGGGTGTTATAGGCTTCGCGTAGGGTTTTCAGTGTGGTGCCATTGCTGCCAGCGTTATCGACAATATCGCCGCTGACCTCCAGTAACGGGGTATTTAGCCGTACTTTTACCGTGGCATTAACCGTCACCTCAGTCGCATTATTGACTGTGACCGGCTGACTATTGGCCTCAATAATAATGCCAGCTTCCGTTAACTTGATGTATTGCCCCCACTGCGAATAAATCACCGTCTCACCCGAATTTAGCCCAACATGACGAAATGACTGATGATTGGAACCAATGATGACCGCGCTTGACCGGTCGCCGCCCAGAAAGCCAATCACCACATCGGTACCGGTGGGTAACCCGGACGAAAAACCAAATTCAGCCAATCTCGGCGTATCACTACGGACTTCCAGCGGGGTTTGGTATTGAACGGTTTGAACTGAACCACCATCATGACTGCCGGTCACCCGCCCCACCCCGATCATCATTTTTATTTGCCGGTATAACTTGGCTAGCTGCCCTGATTCACTCATCACTGATTCACCTCCATAAGATTGGAATAAAACTGATAAGGTTGGACGGTGAAGGCTTCAGGCGGCATCAGCACCATTTGCGCGGCGGTACCCTGGTCGTCTTTGAGATACGTCACCTCCGATAACAACCAGAGTTCATCCTTTAAGCCAAAGATAGGCAAATCAATCGGGATCAGGGTGTTGGGTTCCCATAACTTCCCGTCTTTATCGCGCCAGCTATCGACTGTCACCAACAGCTCTTTAGAGCGCCCATAGCGGCGGTTCATTTCCCAGTCGATGCACTGCTGGGCCAGTTTTAGCGCTTTCATGGTGCTTTCAACAATGATAATACGGTTGCGATAACGCATTTTGGCCGCTTCAGGATCGCGACTTCTGGCTAACGTCACCGCGCCATATCCGGCGTCCTGTACCTGCTCCTGAAGTTGGCTCACCGACATCGATACACCGATGTAGTCAGAGAAGCGCTGATCCATACCGGAGTTATACGCGGCATCTTCTATATTGATGCCCTGCGCGACCCCGCTGGCCGCTTTACGCGTACCCACTCGAGTCAGATATAGGTTGCCATCCGGTTGATCGTAATACAGTAATGCCGCCCAGCGGGTGATGCGGTCAATGATTTCCTGAGAGGACTCTCCCCAGTTCAGCGTAAATTGGGGGACAATATCAAGATCGATAACATCGGTAGATACCGTAATACCGTAGGGGTGCGCCAACCGCCGTGCTATCTGTAGTGCGGTAGATTGGCTGATCACATTATTTGGCCACTCGGCAGAGCAATCAACTAAGTCCTGGCACTTGCTCCGCCCCGTAGCCCTGACTTCGCGGCGAGAGCCACTGATCATCGGTGCCCAGCGGTCTATGTATCCAGTCAGCACGACATCATCACCCAAATTAACCACACAGGGGTCGCCGGGGTTAACCCACTGCTGGTTATCACTACCCGGATAAAGGTCCATCAATGACAAGCTGAAATCGCTGGGTAGTCGCTCTATGCTGCGAGTGACGCGGATATTATCCCAGCCCGTGATCAGCTTATTGCCAATACGCAGTGTCAAATCATCACTCATGAGTTCAGCGCCTTAAATCGAAGGGGCATAAATGCCGGATGAACGGGAACCGCCATTTTCACCAGCGCATCACCCCGTCGCGCATCCTGATAGAGCCGGTTGGCCAGATTTAGCGCGGGCAGTGAGCGGTTAAAATTGACTATCTCCACACGAGACAGGTTAGCGCCCGTCTGCTGTAACAGAGTGACGATGGACTCACGTAACATAATTAATGACTGATACACCTCATCATTGCCTGTATCAGCCGCTGAAAGCGCGGCACCATCTACCACACCACAGACCCGCGTCAATATATCGACCGCATCGTCATAGCTTTCCGGTTGATATTGCGACGCGGCAAATACCATCGCGCCCGCACACAGCACAATAATGAGCTGATAACTGGCAGCGGCGGTATTGCTGTCACCGGGATTGGGTCGAAAGGTGTCGTCAGTGATTGCCGTTAACTCTTGCATCATGCGGATTAAATCAAGGGTGCTAGCTCCGCTGACCAAGATGGCATTCACTACAGCAAGAACAGCATTTGCATGAGCCTCCACTGCTGAGGCCGCTTGTAATGTCTCTGCAGCTCTATTTACTGACTCCCGCCCCTCGACCGATACCGCCATTTTTTGGGCTACCAGCGCGGACAGGTTCGTTGTATCGCGCTGCGTGCTAACTGATGCTGTGGCCCCTGATATGCTGCCGCCTACAGTGCCGTGATTAAAGCGGCCATAACGATCACGCCCAAGTGTTGAACGGAGGATATTCCCGAGATTTGTCGCCTCACTGGTGGTTGAATTCACCATGCTGACCCAGAATGCTGCGGTACTTTTTAGCGTTCTTATGGTCTGAGTGACAGAACGGATCTCACCTTTGACCGTGGCAATAAAGGTGGCGACGGACTTTGAGGCCAGGCCAAACCATGATGACTGAATAGACGAAACCGCATCAGCTGAACTGGTAACAGAAAATACCCGTAAACCCGACTCAATAATGGTCAGCGTAAATTCAAAAACACGCCCGGACTCGGCCCCCTCATTCAAGCGGAGACCACTTTCTGGGATGCTGACCGTCATTTCACCGAGTGTTGGGTGTACTAGTGTTCCCGCATCAGGCATTTCACATGCAGCAATCAGTGAATCACGCTGAGTCATGACATCCGGCGCGGTATAAAGACCGCTACTCTGAATAAGGAAACCGCGGATGGTCAGGCGACGAGTGGCGCGGCCCAGATCCTCAATCCATGCGGTATCTCGATAAGGGTATTCATGAATGGCCTGCCGGCGACCGAAAACACCTTCCGCACTGATGACCGCAAAGGGAACCCCACGGAAAGAGGCGGGGTGAAGATGCTCTGACCACTGCCAGCTATCGCCGCCGGTACCTAATAAATCAGAAAGTGCATTGCTGATCAGTGACATTTACACCCCTCCAGAAATGAAAAAACCCGCACGATGGCGGGTGATATTTTCAGTAATTCTTTATTAACGCTGTGACTTATTTATTTATCCAATAGTTATAGCGTGAAATAAAATCGTTCTTTACGCTGCCAGGCAATTTACTTTGTAATGCCTCAACATCCCTAATATGTCGGGATATTAAATTCATGGGATGAATTCCTGGGTTCGCTTTCTTTATGTTATCAACCATGCCCTTAATTGCGTCATCATTTACATGAAAAGTGGCATTACTCCGTGTAAAAAACAATTCACAAGGTAAGTCTGATACATTAAATTCTTTCACTGAAGCATCTAAATCAATGGCTAAATTAATATCACTGCCGCAATGTTTGCACTTAATCGCTTCATTCTTAATTATCTCCGCACAAAATGGGCATTTAACCATACCCTGACTCAGTTTTACCTTTTCAATATCCCGCGCATCTCCACTAATGAAAATAGAATGAATTAATGCAACGATGAAAATTAAAGCCCCATATAGCCACCACAATCCAAATGATCGCCCTTTACTTTGTGCGATAAAGGCGGGTATTAATCCAAGAATAGCTGCAATAACTATAAAGTTCATTGCCTGATCTCCAAATGCGATTTTCTGGAAATTATAGCATTGATCACGCCCCTAAAAAATGAACTAAGGCAAAAATCAGATGATGGTGGTAATGCTTTATACTTCATCCAGCGTAGTTCATTGATGTTGATACCTTAGCCCCTCTTGCTGCTGTAATTTTCTGACGCTCACCAGTTCTTTCATTAATCAACGTAATTTCAACCTCTGACTTTTCAACTCCAACACCTTGATTTATATCGGTAATTACATGACCGTTACTGGGTTGCGGGGTTAAAATTGAAGGTCGGTTATTTGTAGTAATATCCCCTGTGGTTGCATTTGGTTCCTCATTATCGGAATTTAGGGACTGGCGTTGCGATAATAAAATATTAGGATTACGCAGCCCTTTCCAGCGATCATCATTAATTGAAGCATTGATTCCGTCGTCAATATCTCCAGAGCTGTATGGTTGATAGCCATTTTCATGGCCAATGATCGATGTAACTAATTTTTTCAAAACTTCGGGCGAATGGAGGTTTAATCGCTCATACGGATTCGCCCCCGTAACGCCAGAAACGGCGTTAATATAACCTTGGGTGTTATTTTCTGTACTTGGCGCATAGGTATGTAAGATGCCGGAAAGCGTATTGTTTCCCCTGTCACCATAAAGCTGTAATTGCCGGGCGAGCGCTGCTATCCCTTCCTGCGGATTGGCAAATGTGGAAAAACCCCCATTCTTCCCCGTAGAGTTGGGTGCAACCCTTAAATTTCCGGGATTATTATTTCTAACGCCGAGTGCATCCTGTCCTGATTTTGGTGCTGTGAGCGCTGAAGACGTTAACGAGTAAGGAGTCTTGTCCGGGGCTGCTAGTTTTTTCTTTTCTGCCTCCAGCCGTTTCTTTTCCTGCTCTTCCCATGCCTCCCCATACTGATCATTCAATTTTTGAGTAAAATCCTTATCCGGATATCCCAGAGTTAAATAGGTTTTCTCTTTAAATGACAAAGTATCTTTGAATTTATCGTCAACACGGGCCCGATGAAGAATATCCTTCTGCTTATCGCCATGCGCAAAAGAGTTTTCATCATCGCCAATATATTTTTTGCTATTCTCAAATGCCGCAATGGCAGGAGCATTCGATACGGACGCGAAAGACAGTCCTACAAGGCCTCCAGCCACAGCGATGGCGGGATCGAACGATGCATCTCCCGTTAATAATTTTTGAGCACCCCATGTTTTGGCTTTTATAAATAAACCATCAAGCACGGCGCTGGCCTCATTTAATTGAGCATTTAGTTCAACAAGTTGCGCATTGGTTTCAGGATCAACAGTTAAGCCAATCTTATCTGCTTTTGTCAGTAATTCCTTAAACCTTGTCCCCTCCCGCAAAAGAGATAGTGTATTTGCATCCAATCCTAACGCGTCTGCTAAAGTTTTTTGCATGTGCGGAGCAATGCTCGGGAATACTTTTGCAATGTTTTCCATCGTCTTAAGTACGTTTGCTGTACCATCTTTATTGCGCTCAATCTGTATACCGTTTTGGACCAATAGTGCCTGTGTCGTATCGTTACGTGCCCATAACGGGTCATTCAGTGTTTTGTAGAGCCCTTCAACTGATTTCTGTGCAGAACTCCCATCAATACCCAAAATCTGCATAGCTCCAGCCAATCGGCTGAAATCATCAACTGACATGCCTGCGTTTTTTGCTGCTGTATCAAGTGAGTAAGCGGCCTCAGCAACAGACTTCAGCCCTTGAACCGCTTTAACTGCTGTATAAGCGATCCCTCCCACAGCGCCAAATTTTAGTGCTGCGCTACCGATCTCGCCGACCATCTTTAATGGTGGCACCAAGTCCCCAACAAATTGCACCCCCTCTCTGGCGAGTTGCCCCATCCCTTTCAATCGGTCATTCAGATCATCAAGGCCCTCTGCTGACTCCTGCCCTCCAAGCTTAAGCCCGTCTCGCGTTCTATCAAGGTCGGGTAATAGATTTTTAACGGCTTCATCTATACGCTGAATGGATGCTGACGCCTGGTCTGTTGCTGTTAACTCGAAATCAAATGAATTAGCCACTTACTTTCCCGCCTTGGTCTTGTTAATCCGCTCAGCCTGCTGGCACCACCACATTAATTCATTGTAGGTCAGGGACCAGGCATCGCCCGGACCCCAGTTATAGTAGTAAGTGACATCAGCGATTATTTCGCGCCATCTTCCCCCGCTGGGGAGTAAGTTAAAAAACTCATCATGTAGACCTCGCAGGCTTTATAGTCGGTGAACGCCATTTTCTTGATGGCTTCACGCGGCACATTCGACACTAGTGAAATGAGCAATCCCATGGCGCTGAGTGATCCAGACTTGGCTTGTTCATCATAAAACTGCTGGACCTGAAGCAAGACCGGCTCACTGAGTTCGACTACCTCATAAGTGGTTTTGGTGGCCTCATGCGAAATAGGTTTAACCAGGGCAATTGTTTTAGTGCGTTCCAATTCTGACATATTAGTTCTCCGTCACCGATACCGAACCACCCTCCCAGCGAAGATCGGCGGTCGCCTCGGTGCTATCGACTTCTTGTGTGTTTACCGACCACATCGCACTACCGATAATGGTTTTACCATTCGCCAGCTCACAGACAATATTGACATTAGTCTGATCGTTAAAATCACTGATTGACGTGCCGCCACTGTCGCGGATTTGGCAGGAGATAAATGGCGCGTTATAGGTTTCCTTATAACCATGTACCCCATCCATCCCTGTGAGCGTTTCCCGTTTGACTCTGGAGGGGCTGTATTTGAATTGCCCCGCCACCATGATGGTCAGGCCGTCAACCGTGACATACGCTGTCCCGGCGAGGCGATTGGATGTATCACCCATGATAATGAATCCTTATGCTGATGCCTGTAGGCGGAATTGGTTGAGAACGGCAAAGATGCGTAACTGATTGATCAGGACACCCGTCCACAGCACATCAACGCGATTCGGATTGCTGGCGCTCTTTTCGACAATCAATCCCTTGGCAAAGCCTTTGGCGTCCTGCACGTAACCGTTAAATTCCAACGTCTGGTACTGCGCGATCAACTCGGCGCGGATCACATTCGGGGTGATAATCGCTGAGCCAGGAGCAAAGCGGGTGCCATCGGCGGCCAGCTTCATGCGGGCAAACTTCGATGTCACCTGAGTGCGTAGGAATCGGGTGACGAACATCAGCAGGAATAAGGTTTCAATTTGCAGATAGCTGTCATCTTCCGCGCCATATTTGTTTTTCTGATAGGTGGTAATAATATTTTCCACCTGAACCGTGCTGTCATCGGCCACTGTCACGGTTGAAATACCGCTGTGCAGCAAGTTATTACGCTCGGTCAGGGTAAAGCGGCTGGCCAGCGGCGGGGCCAGTACGCCACTAATGGCCAAGGTTTGCAGCGGACGGCCTGGGTCGTTACGCAGACTTTGTGCAATCGCGCCAACATAGGCCGCTGACCAGACATGGCTCGGTGTTGGCGAACCATTGATGCCCAGCAGAGAGGCGTGCTGATCATTGCGTAATTCCCCTGCTGCTGTTAGTTGTCCATAAGTCCCCGATTGAGCCGCGAAGCTGTGGCCATACAGTTGCTCGGCATAGCTCCAGCGCCCAGTGCTGTCTGACAAAAACTCTTTAATTTTATTCAACGACGCCGTATCGGCGTACGGATTGATGATGAAATCAAATGTTCGGTCCTGCAAATTAGCCAGCGCATCATCCATTTCTGGCGCACCCGCGCCGCCAGTCATTGGGGTGAGTGTCAGTACCATGCTGTCGGGGGTTGTTTCCCCTCCCGCGCTGCCCAGATAGTTCAGGCGTAAATCAATGGTGTTGCCATGTGCGCCTTTATTTTTCGCGGACAACACCACGATAGCACCTTCTGATACCATTTCTCCGGTATGAACAACCGTGACCGGCAATTCAGTCCGGGCCTCAATTGCACTGGCCAGTGCCGCTGCAACAGCATTGACATCATCAGTTGCCACTACCGCGACCTGCACACGGATCCCGCCGATGTAGAGCGAAATAACGCCCGTTGCTGACGCCGGGGTGGTGACGGTGATTTTGCCAACGGCGGCGACCATGGAATCCGCATCACTCAACGGCAAAATGTAGATCTCTCCTGCGGTATCGTTCGCCAGATATGCCGCCATCTGACCATGCAACATGGAGCCTGCGCCACACTGCCCCGCCACGGTAGCCACTGAGGAGACCAGCACCGGCATATCAGCAGGCAATGTACTGGAATCCAGCATCTGTCCGATGATTAAAGTGCGCTGCGTCGTTGTTGCCGTGTTCGCCTGAGAGTTATCAAATTCAGCGAAGAAAAGCGGCGTCCGAAGGTTGCTCGGAATATTTGTAAAGGGAATAGTCATTATTTAGTTTTCTCCGCCTTGGTGGCTTCAGGCGCGGGTTTAACCTCTTTAGGCTGTTCTCGCACCACATCACCGTCGTTTAAGCGACGACGCCAAAATGAGTTATCGGGAACCTCAGCGCCGGATTCGGGCAAAAAGGTGCCCTTCACCGGGTCACGCACTGAGCGACCGGCTACGGGTTTAACAATCATGGGATTTACTCCGGGAAGTTTATAGAAACCAGAGGGTCGGTGGTGCCGTCTGGCATAGCGATCGTGATATCCATCCCCTCCAGTTGGTCAGCATTGATGGGGTAGAAATCTTCCGGCCCTTGGTAATACTCGATATCCAGCTCCATCAGCAGTTGGGCCAGATGGCCCTCACCCGCCGAGTCCAGATCAATGGTTGAGCGTACCCGAGCGAACTGTTGTGTCTGGCGGGTGAGGTCGTAACTGTTTATCACTGCGCGTTCAATTTGTTCTCGCAACCGTTCGAGCGCCAGTTCTGCCTTATTCGCCCCATCATTCTCATTTTCACCGTCAAGCTCCTGCAACCGGCCAGTGATACGCACGGTGGTAATGGTGTTGAACTGCGGGGCGTTGCGGCCTAATGACTGTTTTTCCTCGATAAGGGTTTGGACCAAGATAACCGGATACATCTCCTCAGTGGTTGGCCAGTCACGCGGGGAGTAGACGCGGTTTCCCGCGTCAGTATTTCCGATGATGGCATCAACAACCAATTTCCTGACTTGCGCTGTATTCATGGTTTCACCCGATTAAGAATGAGTTTACTGCCGCCGTGACTGTCTGGCTGAACATCTGCTACAGCAAACAAGGTATTGACCGGTTCATTAGCAACGACACCAATAAATACCCGATCTCCTTGTTTGGGTGGCGAACGAAACTCACCGTCTCTTACGCCTAAAACGGGGTTGGTGGTGTTAATGGTGCTGCCATCATCCAACGTATCGATGGTGATATATGCCCGATCAAAGATACCGCTAATGGTATAAGTGGGCTTACCACCAGCGGGTCGGTAATTAACCGGGTCACCAAATACCGCCTGTAGGGGTGCCAGAAGATGCTGATCCCAGTTGATACCCATCAGCCACCTCGGTTTATCTTTACACCATCATCAACGGTGATTGAAGGGCCAATAGTATTAGCCGCCTGCTGCCGTAATGCTTTCACATCAGCAACCACGCCCAGGCTAATCAGTCGTTCAGCATCATCATGTGGCAGGAATAAACGGCTATTCTCCACATGAGTTTCCCCGCTATGGCGCAGAGTCTGGCCTTTTACGACAACAACCTCCATCTCGTCACTGTCGCTCGTCGAATCATCACCCTCAGTCTCGTTCTCTGCGGTACGTTCCTGAACATCAGGAACAGAAAGGACTTTGTTATCATTCTGTTCCTGTTGGGTATCAGCCTCGAACTCGGGCGGCAAGCCGCCCAGTTCATTGATAGTCGGTTGTTGCTTTGCTGGTTTTGCCATATCACACCACCGTCGCACAGAGTGAGGCATTTACCCGGCTTGGAATGACCAGTGGGGCAGATTGCATCAACAGGTAACGCTGTGCCGGGTCAGGCATAATCCATGACTTAGGCGCAAACGCCAAAGGCCCATAATTAAACTCAGGGTCCAGAATGACACCAAAGGCACGAGTCCCCATCAAGTCAGCACTACCCATCAATACAGCGCCATTAGGGATCATTGGTTTCTCAACGCCATCAGCAGGGTCAATAAACCAGTCGTTATACAGCCACAAATCAAAGTTGCCCCAGCGACCTTTATAAACCGCCCCCTTATTGGCGCGCGGCCCCGCATCGACTTGATTACCAAACGGGCTCAATGCTGGGAAGGTAATAGCATTGTCCTTAATGGTGGTATCGAGACGGAACGCTTTCCATGATGCAGTTGTAAATACCAAGTCAGTAGCCACCGCCCCAGACTCTTTCAACATCAGCGTTTGCCAGTCTTCAATACCATCGGATGGCTGAGTATTTGTCGTGCCTGCGGCTACAGATAATGGCCATTTATCTGACCCACTCAATGTAATTGTCAGATTACTGGAGCGCCCAAAATCAATAACAGTTGTCGGGAACCCTTCACCCACCACCGTAATCTGAGATTTAGTCAGCGCACTGGCCGCCATCCATTCCAGACGACGATTAAGCATGTCGATTTGGTCTTCCATTTCAAACTGGATATTTAACATTTCACGCTCTGCGGCGGTATATTCCCCTCCAATGCGCTCCCCCATCTGACGGCGGATAGGTTTACGCAAATCAGGTGCGCGTTTGTCTTTGATATAAGCCGGTTTGAACGTATTGGTTTGATACTTGCGGCTCTCCACCAGCTTCCCTTCAACTAACGGGGAAACGAAAGGAGACATACGACGTTTACCAATATCAACATCAATGGAAACCTCTTCTGTTTCATAGGTCACCACATTGGGAAAGAAGCGATCGAGTAACCAGTTCTGGCTTGTTTTCAGGTTGGGAACCAGCCCTACCAGCACATTGGTATCGTAAATATTCATGGAGTATCTCTTTTAATTTGCTGACAGCCAGCGCCGCCAGACAACGATTGAAGACGAGCAAACCCCTGCCAGATGAATGGCATTGGGTGCAAATTAAGAAAGTGAGGTTTTAAACCGGTGCCTGGATACTGTCTTCGAGGAAGATGGAATACGAACGCAGAGCGGTTTTTAACTCGGCCAGCGTCCATGAAGCATCATGAATAACACTGTTCTGATTAAACTGTCCCATCAGATAAACGCCACCGCGCTGGGTGGCAGTTGTGGTATCTACGTTAGCGGCGGTGAGTGTTGTGGCGGCGGCAATGATGGCATCAGACGGAATACCGTCTAATTTCATACGGTTGATATTGCCTAAGATTTTATGTTGCAGGTCGGCGGGTAATTCAGCGGCACCCGATATTTTGCTGAAATACAGATTTACTTCGACCGGCCAGACGGTGTTGCCAGTTTCCGGCACGAGACGCTCTGCCTCTCTGCGGATCTGCGCTAAGAATGCCGCGCCAGTGGTCATAAGCTTATCCAGCGAGACATAACTTGTTGCTGGCCCGCGCCACGTCTTATCAAATACCGCTATGGCACCCGCGAAGAATGCGCCGCTCGGTACCTGCTTATCATCTGCCGGAATAAACCAGTGGGGGAGGTCGAAACCCACGCGACCGCGAATGAACGCTATGTGATCGGCTTGCTCTGGCCACCAACTCTCTGACGTGGCGACTTTAATCAGGAAAACATAACGGCCACCGGCTTCACGCATTTCCGCTGTATGCTGCATGATGTGGGTCATGCCCGTGATGTATTCACCCTCATGCTGTTTAGCGCGAGAATATGGCGGATTGCCGAACGCAGCGCCTTTAAGCTCTTTCACTCGCTCAGCCCAGTTTTGTACCAGTGCGTTATCTTCTGCCGTGTAGTAGTCGGGGCATTTACTGTTTTCGCCATCACTGAACAAATCCAAAACCAGCGGGCCAAGCATCTGATTAATGCCCCAGAACAAAGGATCGGGGGTGCGCCACTGATCGCCAACCTGTTTCAGCAAATGAGATTCAGCCGACTTAAGCGCCGCCAATGATTGAGCATATTCGGTATTGGTAAAATCAATCATGCCAGCCCCCCCACACGATTCAGATGATTGGAAAATAGACGCAGCATCCGGTAGTTACTTTCAAATGAAAAAGTATCCAGCACTAAAAACCAGCCACGTTTTTTCGCAATTTTCAGTAACTGCTGATCATCAGTCCAGTGTTTACGTAACTCACGAATACGCCACCAACGCTGTATTTGCTGGAACATTGCCACTAACGACATAACTTTAACGTTACTGATAATCATGCTGCTACCTCCCCGCGCTCGCGCTGACTGCATTCTTTCCAGAGAGCATTCCAGCGAACAACCGCAAAACTGGCGTTCATTGAACGGATGCCTGCTTTGCTGGCTTCATCGCTTACGGTTACTTCCAGCTGGCTTGGCTTAACGTTTTGACCGGTACCAGAAATAAAACGTTTGTAAGCTGCATCTCTTTCTGTGTGATCTGTAGTCTGGGCCTGCTGAGATGCGGTCTTACGTCCCTCGCTGTGCCAAACACTAGCAGCCAGTAAATTTCCATCGAATTTAGTTGGGCGGAACATGGTTTCTGGGTTCAAATACTTAGACCAGTCAGTTCCAAGCCAGCGATTAACCAAATAATCCACAACCAAGATCAGTGATTGCTTGTCATGACCATCAGTCAGACGAGCGCGAATATTTTGGAGATTGGTTTTGATGGTGGTGTATTTAGCTCCAGTGAGCTGATTCAAGTGTTTGAGTACCTCGATGGCTTCATCGGTGAATTTAATTTCTTTAGAAATATTCTCATCTCGGGCTTCCGCCACAGGCGGTTGCCCAAAAGTGTTTTTACTTGATGGATCTGGTGTTGATGTTACTGACGGATCGCCCCCAGAATCTGGCGGGTCAAAAGTGCCATTCTTGCCAGATTCCGACCCGTCGAATTTTGAGGCGTCAGATTTTGACCCGTCAGATTTTGAGGTGTCGGATTCTGACGCATGAGCAGCGGCCTTAAGTTTTACGACATTCAGCTGATAAACATTACTGGCGTTCCGATTACCAGCGCGGCGGGCTTTCTTGCTTAACCAGCCATCAGTTTCCAATTCAGCCAGCGCTGTACGAACGGTGCTCTCACCCGCCCCTATCTGTCGGGCGATTGTCGTCACTGACGGCCAGCACACACCCTCGTCATTAGAGAAATCAGCGAGGCGGGCCATGATTGCCACTTTGGATATTTTCATACCCGCCGCCGCACAACCATCCCAGACATAACTGGATAGCTTCACGCTCATACAACTACCTCAGTGAATTCTTTTCTAAAACGCCGGATGGGTACTGAACAATCGTGTTCGTAGCCATCACGACGAAAAGTAACCTGCCCCGTAGTGCTGTCATAGCCAATAACGTGAACTCGGACGCCGCATTTATCTTTGTAGTAACGATCAAGTAATTGGAGAGGATTTCTCGTGCTGGTGCCGGGGTTGGTCATGCGCGCCCCCACTTGCGACGCACAGCACCCACAATTCCTCGCGCCCTGCTGTGGTTGCACGGTACCCACCGGCCCTTTATCATTCGTTCATACCGGAATGGACTTATCCCAATACAACGTAGTTGCGGGATCAATCGTTTAGCCGCTACAATGTTCATGCGTTAATTACTCCACACGCTTAGTTAATGCACCCGACGCCCCTGTGCCGCACACGGGGGCGTCACCCCTTTCGGGCTCGCAATAGACTCTCGATACCAGCGTCAAGAACTGCATCAGCGTGACCCTAAAGGCATACGCGATATCGTTAAGGTCGTGCCACTCCTGCTGACTAACAACACCATCAGCAATGTACTGACGGTAAGCATTAACCAAGTCACCCAGTCGCCCTACCAGCTCGGCCAGCTTGATCCCTATTTCCTCATTGTCCGTATCTACCTCGACAAAAGGAACGTGATAGCCACCCCTTTCCCTTGACCATGCATCAGTTACATAGGCATTGCTTGCCGCCTTCTCCAGCACCATTACCCAGCCAATCGGGAAAATCTGATCACCATCAGTGCGTAGGCGGTTGAATATCGCGTTCTGTGTTACCCCAAGCCATTCTGCTGCTTCGGCATAACCACCCGGCAAGCTGGTGATAGTCTTTTTAATTGCGGCCACCAGCCATACTGGTTGCTTCTCTGCTTGCCACTTCGGATCTTGATTTTTCATTCCCACAGCTCCTTATGTTTTTCAGTGGTTTAACTTGTTCACTTAGTGCAATAAACTCTGTTACTTGAATTAGCGCCTTATCTTCTCTCGGTATATTCTGTTGGTTCTCACACCTAAGAACCGAGGAGGTTCGATATGTCTCAAATACAAGCCGTTGGCTGGTTCTGCTACAAAGACGAGAATCAATACAACGAATTCATGTCAATTTTTACTGACACCGATAAAGTCCTGCGGCCGTTCAGCAAATGGAAACAACTCACCGAAAAAGGCATTCAGGAAGTGGAGCGCAGTGGCATGATCGTCATTCGTGCATATGCAGAGAGCGCCGAAGAGTTCACCGCTTGGTGTCGGGTTCATCAGTGTGGTGTCGACGCCAAAGGTCGCGCGGGCTTTGCTAACGCCAAGGCCAGAGCAGCAACTAAGTAGCGCTTGTGCTCTTGATATCTCTATCGGGGAAATTTCTAGATTTTCCCCGTCATAGGTAAGTACTGGCTTATTATTCATGGGTTAGTCCTTATTTGGCAGTTGCGGTAGAGGATAAGAATCCAAAGCGCTCGGGATAATCAGCACGACTAAATTTTAAAGAGCTCCCGGTAAGCTCAGAAATCAACAAAGCGTATTGCCATGGAACCTTTTCACCCCAAAGGCTCACTGTGCTTTTTGATATCCCCAAAGCCTTTCCGGTAGCGCTAGTGCCGGAGAAGTGGGCTAGAACTTCTGTCTTCTTCATAATTACTCCCCTAGTTTCTTTTTAGTTTAACTATCAAAACCAATAAAGGTCAAGTATCAAAACCTTATATGTTTAAAAATACAAACATGAAAATTAAAGATATGGCCATGAGTGAACGCATTAGAATGCAGATGCAGAAACTCAATTTAAAAAGCAAGGACATAATTGAAGCAACTAAAGCTTCAAAAGGTGCCGTGAGCCAGTGGGTGAACGGCGGTGGCTGTCCGTCCTCTCAATACATAGCCCCGCTAGCAAAAGTACTAAATGTAAGTGAGCAATGGCTTCTGCAGGGCGGGATGCAGCGATACAAGCCTCAATTGACAAATGTCAGGGAACTTCAGAGGATTCCTTTACTATCATTACGGCAGGCGGGGGCTTGGAGTGATCTAATGAGTCAAGATTTAGCCGCTTTTGAAGACTGGATTGCAGTAGCTGAGGATGTATCCCCCTTCTCCTTCGCGATAAAAATGGACAATGATTCAATGGTTAGCGCTACCGGGAATGTTACAATCCCGCAGGGGGCGACGGTTATTGTAGATCCAACCCAGGCCCCTTCGGCGGGGCGGATTGTCATAGCTTTACTTGACGATAAAGAAACGGTCACAATTAAAAAATTGTCTATCGATGGACCGAATATTTATCTTGTCCCGCTTAATAGCAACTATAGAGCGATTCAAATCGAAAGCTTAAACCAAGTGATTGGCGTCTGCCTTCGAGTGCTCTCGAACCTTCCGTAACAGTTTCAAACCAAACCCATTCATTTAATAGCCCTGCGCGCATGGGCTTTCTTATGCTCCCGCCTAAAAAGTTTTGATATACAAACTTTATTCTTGACTGATTAGTTTTGTTATGTAAACTTAATCCATCAACAGCGAACAAGGTTACCGGAGGGAGTGATGAATAATATAAGACCTGGCTCAGAAGATATGGTTATGCCGACGGGAGTTGATGAGGAGAGGCCTTATTCCCTGTCAGAACGGGTGGTTTTAGACATGTGGCTCGGTGTGAAGCGGCAGGCAGAAAACCAGATTGACTTTCTTTTTGCTAATCGTGATGCGGAAGACAAAAAAAGCGCATTGTCAAAATGGGTCATGGTTGTTTTCGAGGATCGTGTGTGTTTCAGCCGATTTGAAAATGGCGCAAGAATCGAAGGTTATGCGCCAGTGCCGGTAAGTAAAGCAGCGGTCTATGCGGCGGCTATTGTGAATGGTCTTCAACCACCAAGAGATCTTCGAGGGTGCGATAAACCGATTGGTTAAATTCAATTTGTATCAGGTTTGGGCCTTGCGGGTTTATTCGATAGAAGTCTAATCCGCCGAAATAAACACGAGTATCAAGTGGTAAGCCCTCAAGCTGCCTAAGTAGAGTGCCTAAATCGATGGTGTGGCTTTCAACAATATCCTTGAATGACATACGAATATTCCTCTTTGTTTGTGGTGAACAGAGGATATCACGCGCCGGGCGTGGCTAGAAATCCCGGCACTTATCAACAGCGAACAGGCAGGACGCCCACGAAGTAGCCGCCCGAGGCATATGAATGTAGGGATGATTCGCTTAGTAGGGTTAACAGTGAGGTGTTGTGGATGGATAAGTCGGATTTAATTGCAGAGCAACTGACGGGTGATGAGCTGAGCCTCCAGAGATTGCAGGCAGAAACCCAGCCAGGCGAAACTATCACAATCGACAAAGAATTATTTAAACAGCTTCTTCAGCTTGTCCTCGACCTTCCTGATCTCGGCAGTCAACTTGCTGCTATCAACGTTGATACGGGATCCGCAACGGCAGGCGAAGTGGTTATTAACCTTGAGCCAAGCGTATTTCTTCTTCGTCTTAGTGCCGCACTTCGGACATGCGGGTAACTCAATTTCCTGATTGTCGAGCATCGACATAGATATTCCCTTCTTGGTTGTGTGAGAACTCCCAAGATACCACCGCCGCCTGAGGTGGAGAAGTAACCAGGCACAGATTTGATACTTGATCCAAGTTACGGATCACACAACAGGTAAGAGCATTGACGAGCAAGGCATTGAGTCCGGTTCAATTCCAGACGCCAGATAGATTTTTATTATCTGGTGATGGGCAAGGAAATGGTCTGTTCGATTCAGACACCGGCAATGCTCTTACCGTTGTGATGAATTGATGGGTTGTGGCGGCGCATCCCTTAACCGGTGACCTAATAATTAGGGCAATCCGCAAAGACCGTGGCCACGGAACTGAGCGCGAGAAATACGGGTGTAACAGTTGAGCCGATGACAGTCGGGAAAGACCGACACACAATCGCATGAGCATTACACCGGATATATGGACAGCAGCTGTGTTACCACCGCTGGCGGCAAGGTAGTTAGGTCGCAGAGCCTGCGTAACGGCCCACGCGTCGTAAGGTGGTCAAATGTAGTGCTCAGCCGATTGTGATTTGCCAAAGAGCTAGCCTGTGCAATTGCAGCAGCCGGAGATAAGCGCCGGAAATCACATCCTTGTTCCATTGCTGTGCTGTGTCTTTAGCGGCTGCGCCTGCCAACACCAGATTAGGCCAGTCGCCCTTTTCACACAGAGAAGTGCTCCGGGCGGGTTATCCCTTTAAACCCGTACAGTATAAAGCCCCCGGATCGGTGCACTTCTCTGTGTGTGGAGCAACTAAATAACAATTATCGGTGCGGTGATAATTGCTTATAAACCTATGTGGAGTAATTAACGTGAAACAAGCCCAGTTAAAAAATGCAATTATTTTTAAGGCAACTCTGCCTGAAGCTGAATTACTATCAGGTCACTTAAATGAAGTTCTGTTTACTGCTATTGCCGAAAATGAAAAGAGTCGCGTTGGTTTTATTCAAAATATTATCACCGGTGAATTAGTTACGCCGTTTAATGGTGGGTTATCTGTTTCACTACGCATTGATGAAAAGATAATGCCATCTCATGTTATCAATAAAGAAGTAAACGAACGTGCTTCTGTTATTGAGTCACAAACAGGTAAAAAACTTAAACGAGCAGAGCGAAATGCCGTCAAAGATATCGTTATCTCTGAGTTGTGCAAAAAAGCTTTTGTTAAAACCACAGTCATTAACGCCTATTATAATATCGAACACGCTTTTTTAATCGTTGCGACGGGTAGCAAGCCTTTCGCCTCCTTGCTAGTTTCCTATCTGGTTAAGGCTGTAGGTTCCATCAAGACTGAAACCATTCATATTAGTGACATCAAGCACGGCCTTACCACGCGACTGAAAAGATTTACTAGCGACGAGAAAGATGCTTTTGATGGTTTTTATATTGGTGACTTTGTTCAGTTATCACGTAAAGGTGAGCAAAACGAAGTTATTAAATATTCCGCAGAAATTGACACAATAAAATCTGAACTCGCTGATAATTTAAATGATGGGTTCATTGTTGACCAAATGTGTTTATGTACTGGTGACCTTTCGTTTCTATTAACTGAAAACTTCCATTTCAAACGCATTAATACTCGTGATGATGTTGAATACGATGATGAGGATGATATCCCCTATCGTTGGAGGCATGAAGCGGCAGTGCTTACTATTTTCTTGACGGATGTTATTAATCGACTGTGTATTTTGTTGAGTTATAAACCTACAGAAAAAGAATAATTAATCAGAGAACTACAAATCGCCCATTAATTGGGTGATTGGATAACCATTACCTAAAAACCGTGTGGAGTATATTTATGTCTTATATCACGACTTATTCAGGACTGGACTTTGATTATCTAAAACCCGTTGCCAGCAGTATTTGTATTGAAGATATCGCACAGGCGTTATCACATGAATGCCGTTTTGCTGGTCACCTGCCAAATTTCTATAGCGTTGCTCAACATTGCTTGTTAATAAGCACGATTGTGCCAGAAGAATTTGCCCTTGAAGCCTTACTACATGATGCAACCGAGGCATATTGCAAAGATATCCCCTCACCTCTTAAACGCCTACTGCCTGACTACCAGGCGATTGAGCAGCAGGTCGATACCGTCATTCGTGAAACCTTTGGGCTACCCGCTGAAATGTCCGAGGTGGTCCACTACTGCGATCTGGTCATGTTGGCCACCGAACGCCAAGAGCTGGACATCGAAGATGATAAAGAGTGGCCGATGCTGGCAGGTATTCCACCAGCAGAAATGGCAATAGTGCCAATGTCACCACGGGATGCGCGAACAGCTTTCTTGGCTCGCTTCAATGAGCTAACCGTGGACACCCAATCATGATGTACGGCCTGTTTTTGCTCGTCTGCTCCCCCTCCCAGCCGTGCCAGTACGAGCCGCAAGGCTACGTATACCCGGATGATAAGAACTGTATAGCCGACATCCAACAGCAAGGTCTGCCACCTGAATATGAATGCCTGCCAGTTGATGGGGTTCTCTATGCGAGGAAACAGTGATGATCAAGACAATTACAGCAGCACCAGTTGAACGTGATAGCCATGGTTTCTGGACTCACCCTGATTATTTTGTACCTGCAAACGGGAATGAGTTTGGGGTCGAAGGTGAATTTGATGCATGGAAAGCATTAAACCGTGTCGTCGGTAAGCTTGAATGGATGGAGTGCGAAGATAACGCCGAAGAGCTACAGGCAGCATACGACGCTGGCGATTGTAATCTCAGTATGTGGCAGCCAGAGCCACCAGCAGGTGATGGTTGGTTTATGGCTTCCATCCATGACACAGAAGACGGGCCGGTCTGTTACTGGCTGCGTCCTATCGAATTCGATCCTGAAGCGTTAGCTGCCCATCGAGACCGCTGCCACCTTGATGCATTAAAAATAGAACTTATCAATAAGCATCAAATTGCAGTTACGGCAGCTCATGAATATTTTTCGGCATGTGATATTGGCGAGGAAAGACTTTTTGCAGCGGCAATTTTTGAACGTCTGCGTGTGGCCACTAGAAAACATCAAGGTGACCTATGAGCTTTCAACTAAAGTTCGAACAAAAAGGCGACTTTCAAGCCTGGTACGCATGCCAAGCGTGGCTTAATGATCGTGGCTACAGTTACGGTCAAACATCTGCTCGCGCACCAGGGGTCGGTGTTCTTAAGGGTGATTTCTGTATCGCCAAAATGCACAACCTGACAAAACAGGAAATTAAACAACTGGATGGAAGAGTTGACGGTGATTTCCGAGAAGGGCCGGTCACCCTTCGGCTAAAAGTTGAGCCAGAAGTTATGGTAAGCAGCGAATCAACGAAGCAACAGCGCCTTGATCATGCCAATCAGTTGATCCGTATCATTGCCGCCCATGGTCGCCGGTTCTTCTTTGATACCAGAACGGAGAGAGTTGCCCAACTCGAATTGAACAACACCGGCAGGGTTTTTCTGATCGATGAATATACCGGTAAGCGAATTTATACCCACTTCGAAAACAGACACTGGAAGGGGTTTAACCACGGCGGTACTTTGCGGTCGCTGGTCATAATGATGCGGAACTACATCTGTAAAGGTGAGCGCATCGATGCTTACTACTTGGGACCGGAAAGAAGCGGTCTACTAAAAGGCAATATTTGGGGCTATCCAGAAGAGGCGATCGAGGCTGTTCGTAATGAAGCTGGCTTGTTACCAATCATCGAGCGGGAGGCGTGAATGATGCAAAATAGATTTTACATGGCCTGCCTGCGCGACACTGTAGGCAGCAACATGGCATTTCACTGTTACCAGGGTGGTGGGTACGCCACTGATATAAGCAAAGCCCATGTTTACACTCTCGAAGATGCTCAAAAAAGTTGGGATTTGGGGCGTGACATTGACCTGCCAGTGTCAGCCGATGCAATTGATGCTGCTGCTGTTTGGCATGTTGATCATCAATACATTCCCGGCAAGAACACTATCGAGCCAGATTGCGAAGGTTATGTCGCATTCATCAAAGATCAGTGGAACGGGAATGACGTGTATTGGCTGTCTGATCTGCTGCCTACTGATGATTTCAGCAAAGCCAAAATCTTCCCTGAGCCGGACGCCACTGAAAGTACTTTGGTATGGCTGCCATTTGTGACCGCTAACGCTGTTAAACGCCGGACTTTCAATATTGACCTGCTTAATCGTCGGACAATGATCCAGGCTGCTGGCCTGCGGGTGCCTGATTGGTTAAAACGTCAGAATCGACGTAAATCGTCAGGAAAAACACGCTGGAACTGCCCTCACTGCGGAAAAATAAGCTGGCAATACAATCCGTATGATTTTGATGGGTGCGCTGATTGGACGTGTGAAGGGAGTAATAGTCGATGAATAACCTCGAATTAAGCAATCCGGTAGCGTGGACTGACGCCGATGAGCTGGCTGATATGGATTGCAATACCTATGGGAATATCTTTAACGCTAAGTATGTCGATATACATAATGGGCGATGGTTGCCGCTCTACTCGCAAGGGTATGTTGATTTTCTGATAGCCCAACTTGAAGCTGAACGCCAGCGGGCTGATACATTACTGACGGAACGCGATGAATTCCGGCACCGCCTTAAACTTGAAAGGTCGATACTGGAAGATGCCGACAAGCAACTCGCAGTATTGAAGGCCAGTGACGTCAATAATAAGGTCGATATCACATGCTATTCATGCCGCCGCTTCATTACCTTTCAGCAGCATGCTGAGGCTGATGGGTTCCGCCCTTACTGCGGCGTAGAAATTGAACTGATGCCCTCGGCACTCGCAGTTCCTGATGTAAAAACTATTGAAGATAATCTGATCGAGCAAGTTGGATTGATGTGCGATCAGGCTGCAAATATTGAAGAAAAGAACGTATATGGACATGCATATTGTGTTTTGAAATACGGAATACTCCCTTACCTGCGCAAACAAGGAAAATAAATGAATAACTTAATGGTCGATCTGGAAACTATGGGCAATAAACCGGATGCGCCTATCGTCGCTATCGGTGCGGTATTTTTTGAGCCGGCGACAGGTGAGGTTGGCCCGTCGTTCTATACCGCGGTAAATCTTGAAAGTGAAGTAGCACTCGGAGCGGTACCGGATGCCAGTACCATTCTATGGTGGTTAGCTCAAAGCAGTGAAGCGAGATCGGCGATTACCGACAATCCATCACCTATCGATACCGCCCTTCGTCAGCTAAATGATTTTTCGGCAGCAGTATCGGGGGATCCCCGCCGACTCTATGTCTGGGGCAATGGTGCTGCATTCGATAACGTGATTCTTCGTGCAGCCTATGAGCGCTGCCAGTTACAACCCTGCTGGAGCTGGTTTAACGATCTGGACGTTAGAGCAATAGTGCAACTGGGGCGGGCTATCGGTTTCGATCCCAAGCGAGATATGCCATTTGATGGCGAACGGCACAATGCTTTAGCGGACGCCATTCACCAGGCTAAATACGTCTCTGCTATTTATCAACGGCTGATCCCAGCCACCAGCACCGATATTGAATAAATTTGTCACGGCCTGTGTGCGGCGGGCCTTTAAATAAACAGTGTGGAGAATGACCATGGCGAGAACACAGACTTTAACAGTGTGGGCAAAAGAGGAATTTGACGAACCAGTTCCTAGCTATCCCACTCTAATAAAATATGCCAAAAGCGGCATGATCTCGCCTCCTCCAATGAAGGCGGGTAAATGCTGGCGGGTCGATAAAAATGCAAGGTTCATCGGGATGGCAATTAAGCCAATGGTTAAACAAAACGATGATCCGCGCCTGAAAAGGATAATGGAAGATGGGCAGACCACGTAAGTACAATGTCGATGTACCAGGTCTATCATGCTATACGGACGCCAGAACCAAGAAGGTCTACTGGCGTTATAAGCATCCGGTGTCAGGTAAATTCCACGGATTAGGAGACAGTGAAGCTGAGGCGAAAGCTATAGCGGTAGAAGCTAACACCCGATTTGCTCAACAGCAAATGGGCCAACTAATGACAGCAAGAGATAAAATAAGCAGGGATCTAGGTAAAGGTTTATCTGTGTCAGCATGGCTTGATAGTTACTGGAAAATTCAAGAAGAACGCCAGCGACTGGGTGAGCTGAAATCATCAACCGTGAACCAGAAAAAAACACCAGTTAAAGTTATGCGATCCATTATCGGCAACAAGTTATTGCCAGAAATAACAGTGAGGGATATAGCGGATATTCTTGGTCCATATAAAGACCGGGGACAGCTCGTTATGGCTCAGGTGGTTCGTCGAGTAATTATTGATGTATTTAAAGAAGCGCAACATGCTGGTGAAGTCCCTCCTGGCTATAATCCCGCGCTGGCCACTAAGCAACCAAAATCAAAAGTACAGCGGCAGCGACTTAGCTTGGAAGAGTGGCAGGCTATATATAAAGAAGCCGGCACAATGCAGCCATACTTACAGAGGGCAATGCTTCTTGCGGTCGTTACTGGTCAGCGGCTTGGTGATATTGCAGGCATGAAATTTTCTGATATTTGGGATGACTATCTTCATGTAGTTCAGGGTAAAACAGGGGCGAGACTGGCAATTCCTTTATCACTTCGCTGTAACTCACTAAATATTACTTTAAGAGAAGTTATATCACAGTGTCGGGATCGGATAGTTAGCCCTTATTTATTGCATCATCACCACGCAGTGGCCACAGCTAAGCGCGGCGGAAATATACGAGATCAAACAATAACAATGAATTTCACTGCAGCGCGTGAAGCCAGCGGGATCAAATGGAAAGATGGTACCCCACCAACATTTCATGAGCAGAGGTCACTTTCCGAACGATTATATCGCGAACAAGGCATCGATACGAAATCACTACTTGGTCATAAAAACCAAGCAATGACCGATAAATATAATGATGATCGCGGGAAAGAGTGGATCACAATTGCTGTTTAATTTGCATCCAGTTTTGCAGTAGAGTTTTGCAGGGGTTTTGCAGAAGGATTTTTCCGAGTTTTATGTCGGGATGAAATACACCTCTTAAAATGTACTTCATCCCGATTGATTACAGCTACTTATAAACAATCTCACCTTTCGGCTGATACTGATTAGCATCCAGCGGCGAGTGCTTTTCAATATACTGTTTCAATACTTCAGCATCGATAAATCCGGTATTAACGTAACTAGGTGAATTGTCGATTCTTGGATAACCATCCCCGCCCAGTGCATTGAAATTGAGCGTAGCCATACGGTACGTTTTATTAGGATCTAACGGTTCACCTTGGATTTTCACATTGCTAACACCCTGACCATCAGCAACCAGACTGACGTTGGCAAATTGCGCATAAGCCCCTGAATCTGGCTGCTTATTGGCTACCACCGCCAGGTATTTCTCAACCTCGCTACCTTTCATATCAACGTAAACCAGCGTATTACCAAAGGGTTGAACCTTGAGCACATCTTTATAAGTGATATCACCTGCACCGATAGAGTCACGAACTCCCCCGCCACTCATTACGGCAAAGTCAGCTCCTGAACGTTCTATTTGAGAGGCTAATAATAAACGCGCCATATTAGTTTGCTCAAAACGGACCTTATTGCGATCACCCTCTAATCTGCCATTAACACTGCCGATCCTAACCCCCAGTTGCGCTTTACCTCGCTCTTCAAATGGCGTCAGTAATTTCAGCAT